CGAACTACGACCAAATAACAGCAAACTCAACACCGTTAGAACAATGAAACGCCTAGCCCTGATTAGCCTGCTCGCCATCACCCTCACAGCCTGCTCAGACCGTACAAGAACACAGTGCCCAGAAATACGCAACAAAGCACTCACAGTCTCAACAGTAGAAAACAACTTAGGAGCCAAATGCGCATGAGACCAAAACACACCAATGAAGAAATAAAAGCACGCATTGTCATGATTGTGGCCATCGGACTCACAGTGTCATTTGTAGGTTCAGTGTTCACAATTTTGTACGGACTGCTATTCGTAACCCAGCCCCAAAAAATGGCCGAACTCGATGCTGCCCAAATTTCGGTGCTAAGCAGCATGCTACTCACGCTCTCGGGGGGGCTCATAGGCCTATTAGCAGGTAATGGGCTGAAGGACAGGCCGAAAGACCCACCAACACCATGACACGCAAATACCCCTACTACCCAGTGACCGAACCAGGCAAAGGCAAACTGCCAGGAACCGAAAAGTTTATGGATCTATGCAAACGGCGCTACCCATCATTTACCAATCTGGGCACATGGGTAGTACGAAACATCCGTGGAGGCAAGACCCTCAGCACACATTCCTTGGGTGTGGCTGGTGACGTGGGCTACCCCAAAACTCGTGAAGGACGACGCCAGGCTAAAGAACTGTGGGATTGGCTGATTGAGCACTCAGAAGCCCTAGGACTGTGCGAACTGCACGACTACGCCTACAGAGACCCCAAACAGCCTGACAGCGACCAGACGGTCTATGGCAGGGGTTATCGCTGTAGCCGTGGAGAAGGCACTAAGGGCGTCAAAATCTTCAACAAAACAGACAACGCAGGTTCATTTGGGGGAGCATGGCTCCATTTTGAACTTGAAATGGATTTGGCAAAAGACGCTAAAGCGCTCGAAGCAGCATGGCGAGCGTTGCCAAAACCCAACTCAGACAAGGCATAGCCAACTCTGACAGGCTCTAGGCGTGGCGTGTTTCCCTCCTGCGCCTAGGGTCGCATTCGCCACCTAGCCACATAAATGGGTAATACTTGACCAAACCCAAATCTGATAGTTCAGGCCATAGGCCACCCGGCACCATCGGGGAACTTGGGGATTGCCAAACAAAGATTCTGCAGGTTGACAAAATTCATTATGGCTTTCACGCTATTCATCGCCCTACTCGCACCAGCACCAGCAGCTGCAAAAGAAGACTGGAATCACCCCATGCCTAAAAAGTGGTACATCAGTTTGGCGCAGTGCGAGACTGGCAATAATACGCAGCATCGCACACGATCGTATGTTTCTGCTTTTGGCATTTACCGTCGCACCTGGGACAACTGGAACCACACACCAGCGAGCCGTGCGCATCTGTTGACGTTCGCACAGCAAGCCAGAGCAGTGGACAGGATTGCTTTCAAAGGCCACACCGAGAATGGGCGCTATCGCTACCCAGTCGGGCTGTACGGTTGGGGAGCCATAAAGAACAACTGCAACGGTCTGAACGACCAACTTTGCAAATCCAACCACCCATCTGTTATAAAAATACGGCGCTGCAAATAGCGCATCGAGTCAGTGAGGGAAACAATGACACATTCAGAAGCACTACAAATCTTGGGTCACTTGGCCGTCAAGTTAGAAATGCAGATGCGTTTCGATGAGCGTGAAGCCGTCGAATACGCAATCGGCAAACTGTCAGTCGCCAAGAAGGACGACCCAAACGCACTAGCACAAATGATTCTGGACGCTGCAAAGCAAGCATCAGACCTACACGCAAAAGGTCTCATCTGATGGCCGTCAACTATCACCATGAAGACTGCTACCTGGGCAAAGAAAAGCCCGGCTTCCCGACTAGGGATTGTCGCCAGTGCGAACTGCTTGACAACATCACAGCCTGCAAAGAAACAGTTGCCAAACTGGAACACGCAGCGCAAGGCATGATGAAAACAATCAGAGAACTTGAAAAAGAATGTGACCGACTAGAAAGGCTTTACTCCAATGGCGTTCAATCTTGAAGACTACGAACCAGTAAGTAGCAGAATAAACAAGTTCTACACAGCGCACCCAGATGGGCGCATCATTACAGAACTGGTGCACTACCTAGCAGATGTGGCTGTGTTCAAAGCCGAAATCTACATCGGTGACGTACTTGTAGCGACAGGGTGGGAAGAAGAAGTCAGAAACTCAAACCACATCAACAAGGCGTCTCATTTGGCTAACGCAGAAACAGGATCTGTGGGTCGAGGATTAGCCAACTACAACCTGGCAGGCACAGACCCTTCTAAGCGTCCTAGCCGTGAAGAGATGGCCAAGGTGCAGCGTGTCGCCACAACCAGCGCCGACGGTGTCACTACAGAGCGACCTGCAAACGCCCCAAGCGATAAGCAAGTGTGGCTGTACAAGAAGTTGTTGAAGGAGGCAGGCAAGTTGCCCCCACTTGACCTGCCAAGCATGGACAAGTTCCAAGTCTCCAAAGCCATTGAAGCACTCAAAAACAATGAGCCTGAAGAAATCCCATTGCCTGAAGAGGAGCCGTTCTAATGGAAATCAGAAACTTAGAAGAAGAGCACAATTACATGTTGACATTGTTTCCCAAAACAGAAAAACGTTGGGAAATACAGCAGATAGACCCCGAAAACTATAGACGGTGGGAGCGTATTCACAAAGGTCAAATTCTTTGGGAATGTGGCGAGCGTGTTAGAAATTGTTTGTTTCGTGCTGGTGTTCGTTCTGATTATGAAATGTTGCAACAAACTCCTAGTCAATTGTTGAAGTTGACAAACTTTGGTCAAAAGTCTTTAGATTTAGTTGTTGAAATTTACGGTTTTTACGGATACCAATTGGCCGAAGACCCAAACGATTGCAAGTGTGCATGCCATGACTGACAACGGAACTTTGCGTGATCACCTAGCAGATGTAATCAACGAACGCAACGAACTACTTCGCAAGGTCGAGCTGCTTGAGGCTCGCCTTGACGTACTAACCAAACAACTGTCAGCACTGTGGAAGGTTGACAATGACTGACTTTCTCTCTTTGGTCATCATGGTGTTTGCCGTGTTCATGACTGGACTTCTACTTGGTCAGGCAGGCAAGAAATGATGCCGTACGGCTTGAACGGTGCCTGGCATTACCCAGATTGCACAGCCACAACTAACTATGACCCTGACTGTGACTGTGTAGGCAACATGGCAAAACAACTCAGCGTGCTTGTAGAGGAATGCAAAAGACTGATGCAAATCAACCGAACCCTAGAAAGCCAACTGCGCCGTGCCTCCAATGGGTGACGCATCCGAGCGTCTCTTCCAAGACAAGGTCGAGCAGATAGCCAAAATGAACGGATGGCTCATCTTCCACGCCTCCCCACACCAAGTAAGACCCGGTGTCTTTAGGTCAGACGGCAAAGGATTCCCCGACCTTTGCATGGTGCACAGGACTAGGGGTTTTATCATGGCCGAACTCAAATCCACCACTGGACGCCTCTCACATGATCAAATGATGTGGGGCGAGGCTCTACTGGCGTCAGGCATAGAACATTATGTGTGGCGACCAAACCAATTAGACCTCATCGCAGCACGACTAGGGAGGGAAGCCCAATGAGTAACAAACCGTTCTGCCCAGAGCAGTATGACGCCGATGACAACTGCAAACATGACGTCATTAGATTCTTAGAAGCCCAAACATGGGCACGCTTCGACCTAGTAGTGAACAGAGACCAGTACGGCATAGACCTAGTAGGCGAATGCAACGGCTACCAATGTGGGGTTGAAGTAGAAGTCAAACACTCATGGTCTGGGCAACACTTTCCCTTTGACAATGTGCACATTGCAGCACGCAAGGTTAAGTTCATCGAATGCAAACCGTATGTGTTCTATGTGATCGTGAACGCTGAACGCACCCAGGCGCTAATTGTGACCCCTGAAAGCCTCGACAACATCATGTTGGTCAAGAAGCCCACGGTGCATACAACATCTGAATGGTTTATGCAAGTACCACTAGACGATTGTGACCAGTACCAACTGTGAGCGCTAAATGGCTATGGGTTTATTACGGCTCGCTACTCGTGTGCGCTATTGTCGCCATCAGGTGGTTCTTCAAGGACTAACCATGACCCCACAACTGAAAGACTCACGGCCTCGTAGGGAATTGCACTCTGC